GATTTCAACGATCCGGGGCAGTCGTCGGCAGAAGCGGTGGCAGACAACATCGCCGCAACGCGCGACTGAACTGACCGCGCAGTATCGCCATGCAGTTCGAGCTCGGACACGTCCCCATGCCGGAAGGGTATGGGGACGGCATCTTGTCGCTCGATGCCTGCAAGGCGCATCTGCGGGTCGTCGATGACAGCGAGGACGGGTTGATCGCGGCGCTGCGCGATGCTGCGATCGAGTATGTCGAGCGCTATTGCGGGGTGAAGCTGGGCGCCCAGACCGGCCTTGCCTGGCGGGCGGAACGCCTGCCCTCGGCGGCCTCCGCACATGTCGACCTGGCGGTGCGGCCGGTGACCGCCATTACCTCGATCTCCTGGCGGGCCGGGAATGGGGCCCAGGTGGAGGGCGCGGTTGCCGACTTCCGGTTCAGCGAGGCCGGGGCACTGCGACCGGCGGTCGGCAAGAGCTGGCCCTCGGGCGCGGCAGGCGAGGTCGAGGTCACCTTTTCCGCCGGCTATGAGGAAGGCGCGGCGCCAGCATCGCTGCTGTCAGCGGTGAAGATGATGCTGGGACATTTGTACATGAACCGCGAAGCGGTGGTGACATCGGGCATGGCGGGTGAAGTGCCGCTGGGCGTAGCCGCGCTGTGTGCGCCGTTCCGGCCGGTGACGATCTGACATGGCGCGGATCGGCAGACGAGATCAGCGGGTCACCTTGCAGCGCTACACCACATCATCGAACGACTATGGCGAGGAAGTCGAGACCTGGGGAGACATCGGTACCGAGTGGGCCGCGGTCTTCTACGGGCGGGGGAGCGAGCGCCGACAGGCGGCAATGGAGCAGGGTGCGCAGCCCGCGACGTTCCAGTTCCTGTCGAACCCGGTAACGCGAAGCCTGACGATCAGGGACCGCATCATGCACGCAGGGCAGTGGGACATCGTGGGAATAAGCCCGGACGCACCCGATCGGGGGTTGCTGGAAGTTACGGCAGTTCGCGGGGCTTAGGCGCCGACGCACTGCTTCCATGAAGCGCCAATAGTACCGAACGCGCGACGATATTCGACACGGCTGCCCTCTCCATCGGGCCATATCGTAAAGGCGAGAGACACACCGCCATAACCGTTCTTGATGAGAACGACCTTTGAACCATCGTCGCGGTCCATCGCGGGGGTGTTGTTCTTGTTTGCGAGACAGAACGCCACTTCGTTCGGGCTGCTGTCCGTGAAGAACACTTCTTCCGGCGCTTCGCTGAGAACGGTTTGCGTGGAAGCGCAGGCGGAAAGACTGGTGGCGGCGACTATCGCGAGAGCGGTTCTTTTCATGGCCAATCAATAGCGGCCAAGTTCGGCAAAAAGTCAAGGGGTGCGGCAATGAAGTTCAGCACCAAGACAACGGGCTTTGAGGGCCTAGAAGACATGCTCATCGAATTGGAGCAGTTCAGCGGGCGCACGACCACCGGCAAGAACGCGGTCCAGCGCGGGCTTAAAAAGGCAATGAAGCACGTCGAGGAAAAGGCAAAGTCGCTTGTCGCGGTGGACGAAGGCGACCTGCGCGACAGCATCACGACGAAGAAGGAGCGGGCCAAGCGCCAACGCGGTTCGGCCAAGTTCGCTCGGCAGACCGGCGTTTCGATGCTGACCGGCCCCACCGGCAAGCCTGAGGGCGGCAACGCCGCTTGGCAGGAGTTCGGCACGGTCAAGATGACGCCGCAGCCATACATGCGCCCCGCTGCCGATAGCCAAGCTGACAGGGTGATCGCTGACGTAGCGAAAGAGCTTCAGGACGCGGTGAAGAAGTCGGTCGCACGCGCACGAAAGAAGGCGGGGAAGTAAATGGCAGACCTGCAAAGCGCGCTGTTTTCGCGCCTGACCACCGCTCTTTCGGGCACCATCGGAACCCGCGCCTACTGGTCGAAAGTCCCGCAGGGTGCGGCAATGCCGTATCTGCGCCTGTCTACGATCAGCGACGAGCGCCCACAGCACCTTGGGGGATATGACGAAAGCCGCATCACCCGCGTGCAGGTGGATGTGTTCTCGCGCTCCTATGCTGAAGCGCGGTCGATCTCGGACAGCATCATTAGCGCAGTAGCGCAGCCCGCCACGGTCGCGGGAGTAAAGTTTGGTCGCACGAAGGCGGAAGGCCCGCGCGATCTCGGAGAAGACGTTGAAGGCGTCGGATTTGTGCATCGGCTCAGTCTTGACCTGCTGGCCGAGCATTCACTGGCATAAGGTCCACGGAGTAACACAATGGCTGAAACGCAAGAACCTAGCACCGGCTGGGGCGGCGAGTTCTGGCTGAGCACCGATGAAACTGCGGGGAACGCGGTGGAGCTTGTCCAGGTTCTCAACTTCCAGATCCCTGAAGTAACGGTGGAGCAGGTGGAGACCACTCACCTGAAGAGCCCGAACCAGTTTCGCGAGTTTATCGACGCGCTTGCCGAAGGTGGCGAGGTCGAGATACCTTTTAACTTCCGCCCCGGTTCGGACACCGACGAGATGCTTGATGATTGGGAAGCGGCGCGCGGGAAGCGTTACGCCCACTTCAACGTCCCTATTGGCGGCACTCCGGTGAAGACCTACAGCGGCACCTTTAGCTTTGCCGGTTACAATCGCGGCACGATTCAGCCCGGTGAGAAGATGGAGGCCTCACTGCGCGTGAAGCTGTCCGGCCCTCTGACTACTGCCGCCTATTTGGCTCCGGCATAATGGCGAACGCAATCAAAGGCGAAACCCCGCTCGTCCTTAGCGACGGGCGGGAGTTCACTCTCGTTCTCGACATGGAAGCCCTTGTCGAAGCGGAAGGCATCTACGGCAAGCCGCTGGCAAAGCTGATGGGCGAAGCTGCGGGGGGTTTCATGGGTGCGACGGCTGCGCTGTTGCAGGGTGCCGTGTCGCGCAATCACGACATGACGCGCGGCGAGGCGCTGGAGATCCTGCGCGTGGATGGCGACATCGTGGCTGAAGCACTGGCCAAGGCGAGCGAAGCGGCATTCCCCGATGAGGACAAGTCGGGAAACGCAAAAGCGCCCGCGAAGAAGCGGGCTGGGAAAGCCTCTGGTCGCAGTGGTGCGAAGCAGGACTAGAGCCTGACGCATTCTGGCGGGCAACCCCCCGCACCTTTGCGCTGATCGTCAGCGCACGAATGAAGGCGGCGGGCGACCTCGCCGTGATGACCGGGTGGCATTCAGAATACTTTGCCCGGACCAAGAATATCAAGTCGCTGGGGGAATATCTCCAGCCACCGAAAAGCCAGCAGCAGCAGTGGGACGAAGACGCCCGCAAGCTGATCGCGATGTTCGACAACATCGCGGCGAACCAATCCGAAGAATAGGGGGCCGCACATGGCGCTAGGTGATGTGATCGCGAGGCTCGCGGTCAATTTGAGCTTAGAAACTGCGGCCTTCGAGAAGGGTGCAACCAAGTCCGAAAAGCGTATGAACCGGATGCGCGGCAAGTTCTCCGACTTCAGCAAGTCGATTGCCATTGGCGCGGCGGGCATCGGGACGGCCATCGCGGGCATCAACAAGGTGTTTGGCGACCTTGCACAGAAGTCGAAGGAAATGGGCAACGCGGCACAGGTCGCGGGCGAAAGTTTCGAGGACTTCCAGCGCCAAGCCTACGGCGCACGGATGGTCGGCGTCGAGTTCGACAAGCTGGGCGACATTTTCAAGGATGTTCGGGACCGTATCGGTGACTTCGCCCAGACGGGTGGCGGGCCGATGGCCGACTTCTTTGAGAACATCGCCCCCAAGGTCGGCGTAACGGCTAAGGCGTTCGAGGGTCTAGGTGGGCGGGAATCTCTCCAGCTTTACTACGACAGCTTAAAGAAGGCGAACGTCAGCCAAGAGGATATGGTCTTCTACCTGGAGGCTATGGCGTCGGACGCTACCAACCTGATACCGCTGCTTGAGGATGGCGGCGCGGCTTGGGAAAAGTATGGCGACAAGGCCGCTGTCATTACCGAGGACCAGCGGGCGCAGCTTCAGCGTTACGAAGCCGCGATGATGAAGATGGAGAACTCTCTCCAGCAGCTTGCCTTAACGCTGGTCGATAGCGGGCTGATCGACAAGTTTGCCAACTTCGCAACGCAGCTTGCGGCTGTGACTGAAGGCTTTAGCGGCGTATCGGTTGCGGCCAATGCCGCCGATGAGGAAATGAAGAAAACCGAGGGAGCGCGGAAGTTCGGCAGCGACCTTCGGGAACTCAGCGACAACATCAACAAGTGGTATCTGGCGACCGACAAGGCGTTTGCCGACGCGGGAACGGGCATTCGCAACTTTTTCATCGAAGCCTATGCGCGCTTTGACCGCTTTGCCCAGACGTTGAATAACCTACCCATCACGGCGGCAGCGGCCATGCAGCGTCTTTATCAAGGCGTAAAAACGTGGCTGCAAGACAAGCTGGGCGCGGTGTTCTCTTGGGTTCAGGACAAGGTGCGTGCTGTCGAAAGCACCTTCGCTTGGCTGTATAACGAGGTGGTCGGGAACTCCTGGATTCCCGATATGGTCGAAGAAGTCGGCCAGCACATGAACAAGCTCGACAAGCTGATGGTTGACCCGACCGTCAAGGCGACGAAGAAAACCGAAGAGGCGTTTCGCGACCTCGCCCGCGAAGTGAGCGGCATCCTTGACCGGCTTTTCCCGAAGGTCGCTGCGCTTAATGCGATGAAGGACGATATTTCCGCTGTCGAGCGCGGCGTCAAGGCGGGGATCATCAGCCCCGAGATTGGCGAGGAAGCGCGGCGTCGGGCACGGCGTGTCGGGGCGGGGCTGGACATTGAAGGCCCCAACGCGACGGTTAGCGATAACATCCTCAACGCGCCGAAGCTTACCGATGGCATGAAGACGGTTGGCGATGGCCTTAAGGGGCTTGCGGACAAGGCCAAGATCCAGACCGTTCGGGTTGCCGAGACGTTCAAGGACATGGCGGAGGGCACGCTTGCCGCGCTCGACCGGATGACGAACGCAATTAAGGGCGGCGGGTTTCTCGACATCCTTTCCGGCATTGTCGGTCTGGGCATCCAGCTTGGCAGCGTGGGCGCATTCGGCAAGACTATTCAGACCAACATCAACAAGGCTGTTCCCAGCTATGCGACCGGCACCCGCAACCATCCCGGCGGCTTGGCTGTCGTGGGTGAGCGCGGGCCTGAGTTGGTGAGTATGCCGCGCGGTTCGTCGGTGTTCACC